TAAGGTTGTAGATCGTGAAAGCTCTTCTCCTTCTATGACTCCTAAGATTGTGAATCGTGAAAGTTCTTCTCCTTCTATGACGCCTAAGGTTGTAGATCGTGAAAGCTCTTCACCTTCAATGACTCCTAAGGTTGTGGATACTAATACTGTAGAACGTACTCAGTCTGCTTCAATGACTCCTAAGGTTGTGGATACTAATACTGTAGAACGTACTCAGTCTGCTTCAATGACGCCTAAGGTTGTGGACACTGTAGTATCTGAACGTACTGTAAGCCCTTCTGCCAGACCTTCTAATGTTGATGTGCACGAGTATACTAACCGTCCTGTAGAGCCTCTTTACACTCGTAAACCCGACTGCAATTTCTGGTCATGCCCTGCTGAATATGAAGTAACGAATGTAAATGGAAAGGTAATTTGCAAATATTACAAATCAGCTGAGTATGATATCATTGATTTACCTGAAACCCCTGAAGGAGTCACTGGCGGTTCATGGAATAAATATTACTGTCCAACAGGTACAAAGTTGATTACTATTCAAGGAGCTGTTGAAGCAGAGAAATATTGGTGCGAAGGTTTTACCGATGCAAAATGGCTCGCATGCCCTTCTGTTTCATCTACTCCTACTCCTTCAATGACAGCTAAGGTTCAGCAGGATACATATTCTACAAGCCCTTCTATGACTCTCAGAATTGTACCCAGTTCCAGTCCTTCAAATACTCCTAAAGAGATTGTGAATCGTGAGAGCTCTTCTCCGTCCATGACTCCTAAAGTTCAGCAGGATACATACTCTGCCAGTCCTTCTATGACTCCTAAGGTTGAGGACGATACATATTCTGCCAGCCCTTCAAATGCTCCTTGCGGAGATTGGGTATGTCCTATCGACCTTGAATTTGTATACAAACTCATTGTAACCGCAGATTCTAGGGTTCCCATTTGTTTCTATGAGACTGATGCTGAATATGAGATTGTTGATTACCCTGATACTCCTGAAGGTCAGAGTGGAGGTTCTACTATCAGATATTGGTGCAAGGATAGAAGGTTTACTCTTGACGGTTCGAAATGCGTGATTAAGACTGAAGCAGAGTACATCCCATGCCCTTCTGTTTCATCTACGCCTAGCATGACGTATAAGAAGCAGATTGATGCATCCCGTTCTAGTGTTCCTTCTTCTTCTCCCGATCGCTCTCCCATCAGTGATGCTGCTACTACTGTCTCCCTTCCTTCTCGCAGAGTGTCTCCGCGTATAAGTCCTAAATTCTCAAGATTCCCTTGGTTCACTGCTGTTATGAGCAAGAAGCCTCTGTTCGGTACCTCTATCTCTGGTGCTCTTACATTCCCTCAGGCTTCCATCACAACTATCGATAAGATCAAAGAACTTCAGGTACATCTTTCATGTATGTTCCATGTTGATATTGAAAAGGTATCAATCACTTCGATCGTAAGATACATTAACGGAACAAAGTTTAATGTTCCATTTGACATTTCAGTACTTTCTACTGTCGAAGTTCCTCTGGTTGGATGTTACAAGACTAATACTTCTTCTCCTGCTCTCGCACGTATGCTTCAATCTGTGAATGGTGATATTGTTGTGAACTATGTGATGACCGATCCTACTGCTGAAATTCTTAGTGTCGATCCTACTGTTCTTCAATCTGCTATTGCTTCTGATCCTGCTATTGTCGATTTCGCTTCTTCTGTGGGTTCTACAACTATTAATTCTTCTGCAAATATGAATACTGCTTCTTCTGAAGACGGTATCTCTACTTCAAATAACAATAATGCAAACTTTGGTGCGATCACAGGCATTGCTGTAGTGTTTGGTGCTATTCTTGCAGTTGTCGGTGTGGTTGGTGGAGCCAAATATGCTCAGCATCGTAAAAGGGTTGCAAAGAACTCAAAGGTTATTCGATTTGAGGATGAAAGTCCTCGCAGAAACCCTCTTACTTACGATACAGCCAAACAAATGTTCACTCCTACTCCTGCCCTGAATTACATCGTATAAATATAAATAACAAAACAACTTTTGATATAATATCAAAACGGATACCGGTTGTATCCACATTTTTTACTATCACTTAAAAATGGCTGTAATCTCTTTGGATGGAAATATCGGTGCAGGAAAAACTACTCTTCTGAAAAAGTTGAAGTGTATTCCTGATGTATATGTTATCGAAGAGCCTGTAGGCGTATGGGAACAGTTCAATGTGAATGAAAAGAATATCCTTCAACATTTCTATGAAGATCAGCGTAGGTGGGCGTATACGTTTCAGAATGCAGCGATCTTGACACGAATTATTCATATTAATAATGCGATCAAAGAGAATCCTGGATACAAACTATATATTACTGAAAGGTCTATTCTGACCGATAAATTTGTCTTTGCAAAGATGCTTCACAAAGACAAGATTATTGATGATATGGAAATGCAGTTGTACAACATGTGGTTCGACAATTTTGGATCAATGGATGTTGCAGGTATTCTATGGCTTACTACAGATGTAGAAACATGCGTTGAGCGTATTAAGATTCGTGGAAGACTTGGAGAAGAAAACATTTCTAAAGAGTATCTTGAAAATCTAGATAAGGCTCATCATGAATGGCTTGATCTTCGTCCAAATGTTGAACGTATTACTTCAGACATTAGTCAAGAAGAGTTGACTGTAAGGTTGCAGAAGTATATTACAAGATCTTAAATGTCTTCTTGTTCAGTCTAAGCATTTCTGTTATCTGTTTGAAGTCTTCTGGACTTAGTTCGAGTTTAGTGGACTCTATAGGTTTTTTAATTTTGATAACTACAGAATTTTCACTTTCTTTTTGTTCTCCTCTTCCTCTGTAGTCATCTTCTCCTCCGTTGTCTTCTCTTCTTCCTTCTTCTCCTCCGTCTTCTTCTCTTCTCCTGTATTCATCGTCCTCGTTATTATTGATGTCGCGGCTTTCGTCAGAAGTTTTACGGTTGTCTTCGTTGCTACCGTTGTCATCGCTGTTATTATTGTCAGACACACGACGCTTACTGTTGTCGTCATCGTTGTTATTATCGACAGTATCATTGTTATTAGTTTGAGTCTTGGGTTTTCGTATATGTTGAACAACTGCGAAAACCACACCAAGACCACCAACACCAGCCCCTGCACCAGCCAATGCTGTGCCTGTAGATATTTTAGAGGCTTCTTTAGCAGCTTCTTCATTAGCTGGATCGATAAATGCTTGACCACGAAAATAATAGGATGTAGAAGGAGACGATGTTGCTGTAGACGTTACTGTAGATGTTGTAGTACGTGTTGCAGTACGTGTTAATGAACGACTTCGTTTAATAGAATGAGTAGGACCTGATGCTGATAGTGTAGGTGTTACAGAAGACGTTACACTAGGCGTTATGGTAGGTGTTACAGAAGACGTTATAGTAGGAGTTACTGAAGATGTTATAGTAGGAGTTACTGAAGATGTTATACTATTTGATGCTGAAGAAGTCACAGAAGACGTTACAGTAGAAGTTTGACTAGGTGTTACAGTAGGAGTCAGGCTAGGTGTTATAGTGGATGATACTGAAGATGTTATACTATTTGATGCTGAAGATGTTACAGTGGACGTTACAGTAGGAGTTAGACTAGGTGTTACAGTAGATGTTACAGTAGGAGTTACAGTAGGTGTTATAGTGGATGATACTGAAGATGTTATACTATTTGATGCTGAAGATGTTGCAGTAATTGACGATGACGGTGTTACAGTGGATGTTACTGAAGAAGTCACAGTAGACGTTACAGTAGGAGTCAGGCTATGTGTTACAGTGCTTGAACCCGATGATGTTGCAGTAATTGATGATGATGGTGTTAAAGAAGATGTTACTGTAATTGATGATGATGATGTTACACTAGGCGTTACAGTAGGAGATACTGAAGGTGTTATTGAAGATGTTACAGTAGGAGATACTGAAGATGTTACACTAGGCGATAGAGTAGGTGTTATTGAAGATGTCATGCTAGGCGTTACAGTAGGAGTCAGACTAGGTGTTACAGAGATTGTAATAGAAGGCGTTACAGTAATTGATGGTGTATGCGATACTGATGATGTAACAGAAGACGATACTGTAATAGATGGCGAGACAGAAGACGATACTGTAATAGATGGCGAGACAGAAGGCGAAAGAGAAAGCGATGGGGAGACAGAAGATGATACTGTAATAGATGGGGAGACAGAAGGGGACACCGAAAGTGAAGGCGATAGTGAAGGCGAAAGAGAAAGAGATGGAGAGACAGAAGGCGAGACTGAAAGTGAAGCTGTTACAGAACGAGAGGATGAACGCGAGGATGTGGGAGTAACAGAAGGAGTACGAGAGGATGTCGGGGTAGGAGAAGGTGTGAAAAAGGTCGTTAAAAAGTAATAATTACATATAGGATTTTCAGTAGAAAAGGCTGTTGAGTTTGCAGAACCATATTTATACGTAACATACCCCTTTCTGGGTGCTGGACAGCCTAAATTCGATGCTCCATTTGAATACGTACACAAACACTGTTCTACACCACTTACAAAACTATTCACACATGAAGGTGATGTGCCTATTAGTACATTCGGGCTACCATCATGTGTAATATATGAACCGTGTACAACATTAAAATAATTGGATATACGATCATTTGTGCCGTTTTTCAATAAAACCGCAGTGCTACACATATCGGCATGCACAGATGCAAATAATCCTAATAACCAAGCGAATTTCATTCGTTTATGTATTCATTAGATAAGTTAACAAAAATACAGTGTGCTCACCAATAAATATGTGTATGGAATAATAACATGTATTCTTGTGATTTAACTTTGAATCTAAAAAACAGTCTAGATATTTTATATCCAACAAAACCTACTGAAGTTATGAAATGTGTAGAAATTGGGTCTTTTGAAGGTAAAGGAAGTATTCTAATTCACGATCATCTTTGTAAAAATGAAAATAGCATTTTGTTTTGCATAGACCCTTTTGATAATGAATATGTCAAGGGGAATGATCAAATGGCTTTTTGGAATTATGCATGTAATGGTCAATACATCAAATTCAAACACAATACAGCAAATATACCAAAAATTATAGAAATGAAAGGTTATTCCGATAGCATAATTCCAAATTTAGATGACAATTCTATTGATTTTTGCTATATTGACGGTGACCACAGTCCAGAACAAGTGTATAAGGATATTACAAATATATTTATAAAAATGAAAAATAAAAGTATTGTTTTATTTGACGATTATCTTTGGAAACATGGCGATATTGTAACAAAAAAAGGTGTCGATAGATTCTTAGAAGAATACAAAGATAAATATGAACTGTTGTTTTCTGGATATCAGTTATCTATTCGTATTATAAAATAGAGTGAGATATATTTAAAAAATGTAATAAATATCGCGAATACCTAAAATTCCAAGCCAAATAAATAAGAAATATTCAGTATACTTTCTTAGTCCCAACATATTTTTGAATGAAGACAACCACTGATCTTGTTTATAACCGCAGAGTTTGTTCATGTATTCGGTTGCAATACAATTATTGTTATTTGTTACCCAATGAACCGATACAATTAGTAGTGCTATCAAATGTGCAATGTATTCTCTGCGTGTTACTAAAAAGAACCAAGACCAAAACAGGAATACATCAAGAGCATGATGAGCAAAATAAAGTAAAAATGTTTCAAAATTTAGGCGTCCACATGTGTTCCAGAATTCAGGAAATGTTACAACAACCTGTGCGAGATATATAATCAAATATACTGTTATATTCATTATTTACATACAAGTATTCTTATTAACAAAAATGGACTGAGATTCTATTTAAACTTGAACATACTAACCATACAATATGTTGAAGATTGCCAATCTTAACGTACCTGCCCCTGAAGTAGAGAACCCTTATCCCTATCCTCTTGATCCCTTCCAGAAATATGCCTTCGATGCCATCAACAAACACGAGAATGTGCTTGTGACCGCTAAAACAGGTTCTGGAAAGACTCTGGTCGGAGAATATCAGATCAAGGTTTCATTGGAAAAGAAGAAGCGTGTGTTCTATACCACTCCTATCAAGACCCTTTCAAACCAGAAGTTTCATGATTTGAAAGAGTTAGGTTATTCTGTTGGTATCATGACCGGTGATATCAAGTTTGCTCCTCAAGCTGATGTTGTTGTAATGACTACTGAAATCTTGTGCAATCTTCTCTTCAAGAAAGATACCCCGAACGAGTCCTTTGTCGATCTCACATTGAACGATGTGGATGCCATTGTATTCGATGAAGTTCACTACATTAATGATCCCGATCGCGGAAAGGTGTGGGAACAGTGTTTGATGCTTCTACCTCCTGAGATCAATCTTGTTCTTCTTTCTGCAACCATTGCCCAACCTGAAGTGTTTGCTTCATGGCTTGGAGATGTCAAGCAGAAATCTGTTCATCTCATTTCTACTCAATATCGTGTTGTTCCTTTGGTTCACATGGTTGAGGATGAGGTTGTCATGAATGCAAAGGATGTCTTTGATGGTGATACTTACAGACGTTGGCTGATCAGTTTGGAGACTCAGAAGAAGAAAGAGAAAGAACATCAGAAGAAGGTTGCAGACAGACGCAGAGATGGTTATTCAGAAGCTCCCGTTTCTCGGGATCAGAAGACTCATTCCTATGTGCACCGTATCAACACTCTTGTAAAGAAGCTTGAGTCTCAGACACTCTTGCCTGCACTCTTCTTCGTCTTCTCTCGTGCAAAATGCGAAGAGTATGCCAGAGCTGTTCAGTCCGATCTTCTAACAGGATGTGAGACCGCAGATGTTAAACATATCATTGACTTCCATCTTCACAAGTACCCTCATGTTCTCAAGACAAACCAGTACTTTCAGTTGAGATCTCTTCTTGAAAAAGGCATTGCTTTCCATCACAGTGGTCTTCTTCCTATTCTGAAAGAGATTGTGGAGATTCTGTTCTCAAAGGGTTTCATTAAGCTCTTGTTCGCTACAGAGACCTTTGCAGTCGGTATCAACATGCCTACAAAGACGGTCGTATTCACTTCTTACACAAAACACGATGATTCTGGTCTTCGTATGTTGAGGAGTGATGAGTACATTCAGATGGCTGGACGTGCTGGACGCAGAGGAAAGGATGACAAGGGTATTGTGATGTATTTGCCCGATCGCGAGCCTGCTTCTCTTGAAGAAGTAAAAAAGATGATGACTGGTGGGTCTCAGAAGATCTCTTCAAAGATGGACTTCGGTTATGACTTCCTTATCAAGACCTTCAATGGTCATTCTATGGATTGGAAGGAGATTGCAGCCAAGTCTTTCTGGTATTCTCAAACACTTGAAAGCATCAAGCATAGAGAGCGTGAGATCGATACATTATATGAACAGCGGAACAATATCAATCTTTCAGATATTGTGATGGCTGATATCAGGCATGTGAAAGAGCTTGAAGAGAAGGTTGTAATGATGAGAAATGCTTCTCGTAAGACAACACTTAATCAGATCAGAGACTGGCATGAAGACCATTCTACGCCTATGTGGAAGAATGAGATTAACAAATATCAAAAACATGAGATTCTCACTTCTACAATTCGGATGCTTGAAGAAGAGGTGCTTCTTTCAAAGGGATATCATGCGGAGATTGAGGATCGTATTACGTTCTTGAACGAGTTTCGTTTTATGGAAGGCGATCTTGGGCGTCTGGCTGCAAATGTACATGAAGGTCACCCTCTTCTGATGCCGTATGTGTTTCAGAACAAGATCTTCCACAATTTGAGTGTAGAACAGCTTGTAGGATGTTTGGCAGTCTTTGCAGAAAAGGATGAGACAGTATCGCTGAATGATTGTCATTTCCTTTCTGATGAATCAAAAAATAGAATCAATACACTTATCTATAGTGTGAATACACAGTTCATCCCTTCAGAATCAAAATTAAGAATAAATTCAAACTGGGATTTGAGCTTCTATTGGGCAGATGTTATTATCCGTTGGTTGAATGGAGAGCATATTAGTACGATTTGCAAAGACTATGACATGTATGAAGGAAACTTTATCAGAGCCATGCTAAAAATGGCAAATCTAGTGGACGAATGGATTACAATGGCTACTATTGCTGGTGATCTAGAACAGTTGGAGCTTACCAAGGACCTACGTCAGAAGATTGTTCGTGATGTTGTTGTTCCTGAGAGTTTGTATCTTCGACTCTAAATACGATTCTCTTCTTCCATGAAGGCGCATCCAAATTTAAATAATAATCGATTAACAATTTTTCACCCTCTTTAAAGTCTCCTTTATTGAGTGTGATAATACGATTCCAGAGAGGAACCCAAACCCTGCTTCTATGTTCATTGGAATCTAGAACAGTACAATCTTTTAGTTTAGAAGCTTCTTCAAAGAGTTTCTGTAGAAAGAAGATATCCCTTTCATATTTCTTTGCATTTTTAGAAGAAGTGTTAAGTTGATTCAGCTGATAGTCTACACATCTATTTTTGATAGAACCCTGATTGACAACATCCGCCCATCTTCGGATAGGTGATGTTGCATGACAGTATACTATATTGCCAAGACCCCAATGTGTTGAAGGTATAGGCGTATAGAGTGCAGAAGAGTGTGCAAGTTTTTCAAGATCATTTCCAAAGCTAGAATACTTGTTTAACTTTTCGAGAGAAGGTTGAGAATGTCCTCTCCATAGACCGTATCCCATAGTAGAAGCTACAAACTTATTATAGAATATCATCAAGTGTTCTACCCATTTGTGAGGATCATTCACTTCTTCTCCTGCTATTTTTTCGACAATCTGTTGAAGTGTATCTATAGGGAAATCTGTAGCATCTTTCACATTCTCGTATGAATATGACTTTTTGTTAATGATGACTGTGGGTTCGATATGGATATCTGTCAGATCATGATTGAATATCAAAGACATCCCTAATCTTTCTTTAAGCGGTTGAAGAGAGCACTGTTCATCTGAAAGAATAGATGGAAGCATTCTGTTCGCAATCTGACCATTATTGTATGTTGTCTGACCGATCTGAGACGCTTTTTCTGCCAACCAAGGATTTGTTATAATCCATTCATGCACATCTGCAATAGTGATTGCAATCTTGTCATCCCAGATGGAGATACAATCATCGATATCTGTACAACCTTCTGGATCAATATTAATGGTGGGTACATCGAGAACGAGTCTGTTGTTGAAGAGAGGTTCTTCGATAAACGGTAACTTACGAGGGTTCCATCGAAGAGGTGCATATCTCCATAAGATTCCTTGTTCTTCTGCAGATCTATCACCGCATTTTCCAAGTACTTGTTCAAGAGCACCTCTACAAATTCTTCCTGAAGTTTCAATGATCTTTGCAAGACCAATGATATTTTGAGACCGATCCTTTTCTGAACATCCGACCAAGAATGGTTCAATAGAAGTATCGAAAGGTTGGAACAAATATATGGGTGTCTTGTTTGAAGTAAACCCATAGACCGTTTTAGATTTGAGATGAACTATACCTGATAACATCTTGACTGATACTTATTAATTCAGAGTCTAATTCGGTTCGTTTTTATAGTGCTTCAAGCCAGAAGTCCCAATCTATTTCAGGAATCTCGAGTTCTTGGAGTGCTTTTCTACCTTCATCAATCTTTTCTTCGGCTGTTTTATCTAGTTTAGAAATCTGACCAAATCTGTTCTGAAGCTGTTCTTTAGGAGATATACCCACTTGGATTTCTGGAATGATAGAAGAGAATGCATTCACAAGTCTTGCAAAGTTTCCTTGAAGACAGTATCCAATACCTTCATCTATTTCTGTTCGAAGTCGTTCACGCAAAAGTTCACGTGTTTCAGCATTCTGTTTTAAAGCGAATCCTACAGCAGAACAGAAAAGATCTTTATAAACAATATTGTATACTGGGTTATCAATTTTGCAAAGTTTTTGAATTTGATCTTTCACAGAACTTTTCTTACAGAAAGGAAGAAACATATGATACCACTTACCATCTACTACAAACTTAATAGCCTTCTTCAAAGATACAGGTTTATGTATTAACAAAAAGTTTGCACCAGAGATTGCTGTTTTAACAACACTTGAAACGTGAACAGTTTGGTTATTCTTTTCGAGAACATTGTGCTTTTTACCACTATGAAGGGGATCTGCAGAAATAGTATAATTATGATCTCTAGTAGGCACTGTTACTATACCTTGTCTCCATCCTTGAAATGCATCTGAATCAGCATTAACAATCATAGGATTTAATCCATGCCGTCCACAGTGTACATATCTTGAAAAAATAGGTCTACAGCACGGCAATCCATTTAACGTAAGCGCTCTACAAGGGACCAATTGATCGTCCATCACTTATTTACATTAACGGAGTCCATACTGAAGATGACTTTTTCTTATTGCATGGGCATCCAGCAGAGAATTTCTCTTTCTTCAGAAGAGTTGGGGGGCAAGGTTTGAAAGCCTTGTACAGAACATATATCAAAACAATTCCAATGACGGCATACATTATCATCTTTCCAATGCCCATTCCGGAAGGTTCAGGGACACCGAGTTGACCACCAAAAAACTTTTTCATTATATAGTACACCTATTTTCATAGAGCAGTCGCTTCTAATATATGGGTATTCCGTATTATTTTGCATCGTTGATTCGTCAACACAAGGGTATAGTAAATAGGGTACATGATGGTATGACTTCTGATATTCTTGCAATAGACTTTAACTGTCTGATTCACACATATATGAACGATTCTAAGCCTATTGAAAGTATCATTGTCGCTCTACGGGACCTTACAACAAAAGTCTGTAAAGCCACAAAACATGTCTATATTGCGATGGATGGGCTTGTACCGTATGGTAAACTTGTTCAGCAGAGATACAGAAGGTTTAGAAAGTCTGATGAAACACCTGTATTTGATAGACATCAGATCTCGCCTGAGACAGGGTATATGAAAGAGCTTGCAGAAGAGGTTAGAAAGGCATTTCCTTCTGCTATTCTTTCAGATACATCTGTTCCTGGAGAAGGAGAACACAAACTGTTAGAATGGTTGAAGACATTGGATCCTAAAACAAGAAGATCTATCACAGTCTACGGATTGGATGCCGATCTTATTCTACTCTGTCTTGCTCAGAAAAAGCTATCAAATCCATATTCTTTCAATCTTTTGAGAGAGAATGCAAACTTTAATAAGGATATTCCAGGATATTCTACGATGTCTGTATGGAAGCTTGCAGACAAGATTGATATACCTATTGAACAGTATCTGAGAATGTGTATTATGTGTTTTGGAAATGATTTTATGCCGAATATTGGTATCTTTTCATTAAGAGAAAAAGGACATGATCGTGCTCTGAAATATTATGCAGAAGCTGGAAGTCCCGATTTGACAACACAAGAGGGTATGTTTCTATTTCTGAGAACAGCAGCAAGTCATGAGGTTTCTGTATTGAAGGATATCATTGAACATAGAAATAAATCGTATGAGAGAATGCTTTTTGGAAATGATGGAGAATATTTGAAAGAAAGATATGCTCTTCATATGTTGGATGGTGTTGAAGATGTAACACCTGTAGTGGCAGCGTTCTACAAGTCGTATGAGTGGACTCTTTCCTATTTTTTGGAGAATAAGGTTCCCGATTGGAACTGGGTGTATCCGTATGCGGATGCGCCTTTATTGGGTCATCTAATGGATGTAAAAATGGTAGACAGACCAAAGTTTAATGAAAAGTTAACGTTCAAGACATTGAATCAGCTTCAGTTTATCTTGCCAAGTGTATCTCTAAAAAAGAATAAGAAACGTGTGCTCTTTCCTGATGAGTTTTACAATGAGGAAACAGAAACGAGACTGCAATGGATGAAAAGATATGCATGGGAATGTAAGCCTAGGATTTCATTACCTTGGAATCCTATCGAGAAAGAAACGAGAATCGAGGTTTTCCATTTATAGGAGCCTGTATAGCAGCAGTAGCAACAGGTTGACGAGTAGTAGGTGCTCGAATAGTATTGAATACAGATCGTTGAGGGGGTTTTGAGCCTTGAACAGCATTGAATATAGATCGTTGAGCGGGTTTTGATCCAGCAATCGCTTCTATACTTTCCCCTTCAACAAGTTTGCGTATTTCATCCCAAGTAAAAGAAGGTCTGTTCGACCAGTATTCGGTTTCAATCAATATAAGTTCTTTGATGTATTTTGCAGCAGTGAATCCATCAAAGTTCAAACTCTTTCCCCAATCTGCACGAATATATACGACATAGCTTTTGCGTTTTGCTGCTGCTTGTTCAGGAGATACGTACTGTTTCAATTTTGGAAATACTTCATCCATTGAGAGAGATTTCCTTCCAAGTTGACGAACATTTACAGTGTTATGTGCTCTCAAAACAAACAGACTGAAATCTTTCCGAGATGCATTCCAGTTAGGATATAATGAATTGTAATCCCTTAAAAGTGCTGTAAAGTGATCTTTACAAACTGTGCAAACAATACAGTTCCGAAAAGAATCCATCCACTTTGTGATCAGAGTTTTTTCTAATTCAGAAGGTTCATCGGGATATAATGCAGCAACAGAATGCAATGTTGCCCAGCCGAGTGGTCCCCACGCTTTTGTCATTGTTTAAACGAATTAAAGTTAATTGCTGAGCAAACCCGCACCAACGGCATCGGCGTACAATGTTCTTAAAACGGCAGGAGGTATATTTTTCTTTTCTGAAGAAATGATCTTCTTTTCGATCAGCCTTTTGCGAATAGTGCTTATTTCAGTCTTTGCAGCCTTGTTTTTCGCTGTTTTTCTTGCTTCTCTCAATTTCTTTTCAGATACGAGAAGAACAGATCTCTTACGAGTAGGAGGGGCTTTAGAAGGGTTGCGCATAGGCATAATCTTATGTGTTTTTCTCAGAATGCCACGAGGAAATGTACGGGCTGCTGTCTTTCTACGACGTCTGCCTCCAGCCGGATCACCTGCAGGAAATCCAGGTCCAGAAGGCATTCCATATTTAGGGATCACATCTGAACTAATGTCATATCCAGTACGATGCGCACCAATCTCTCCATCACCACCACCTTTTAACGGAGATTTACCGAAGTTTGGATCGTCATCGCTAATGATTTTATTAATCTTATAAGCAATTCCAGGGGAAGCGTCTCCAGGCATACTATTATTATTCAAAATGGATATTCTAATTTAGGTAGAGCTAGAGGTTATTAACAAGATGTGGGACGAGGCAATCAGTACTTTCTTTAAGGATGGCGTCAGCCGTTTCTCAGAAGGTCAGATTGAACCGTTCGAAGACTTCCTTTACAATAAGATTCCTCTCGTTCTTCGCTCAACACCGTCTATCGTTGTATGGCATGAACAAGATGAAGTAACAAAGAAATACAAATATGAATTCCGTCTCTCTTTCGACAATGTCTCCTATATGAAACCTCGTATTCAGGAAGCCACCGGTCGTCTGAAACAGATGCTTCCATATGAGGCACGTGTGCGTAACTTCACATATGCCGCTCAGATGTTTGTCGATGTTAAGTTCACCGTTCGCAGTTATAGCGGACCGAATTTAACCGAGATTGTCGAACAGACTAAGACGTTTGAGGGTATTTCTATGGGAAAGATTCCTGTTATGTTGGGTTCATCTCTGTGCGTCCTCAAAGATTTCAGTACACCTATCTCTGAACTTGGCGAGTGTAATGGCGATCCTTTCGGCTACTTCATCATCCATGGAAGTGAACGTATCATTCTCTCTCAAGAGAAGGTTGCAGACAACAGAAGCATGGTGTTCATGAACAAGAAGTCCTCTTCTAAGTTCAGTCATTCTGTAGAAATGAAGTCTCTTCACGAGTCGTTCACAATGCCTCCCAAAAAGGTTGAGATTCGTATCAGTTCGAAGTTCAACGGTCTTGGATATCCTTTGAATATCTGTATTCCTCGTTTTCGTGAAGACATTCCTTTGATGGTCTTCTTCCGAGCTCTAGGTGTACTTTCTGATAAGGATATTCATGACCGTATCGGCGATGGTGCAGATGAGTATCTTGCTCCTTCTTTCAAAGAGGCTGCAGATATCAACGTCTTTACTCAAGAAGATGCTATCGAGTATCTGACTCATCATCTTCAGTATCCTTCTCTTTCAGAGGACAAGCATGCTCACATCCGAGCTCTTCTTCTTTCAGAGTTTCTTCCTCATGTAAATCTTGCTCAGGAAGAGAATACTGTTGAAGTCATCAATGCTCGTAAGATTCTCATCTTGGTCTCTATGATGAAAAAGCTTATCAGTACAGCCCGTACTCAGACTCGTCTCGATGATCGTGACGCTTATCCAAATAAGCGTGTAGTGACCACAGGTGCGCTCTTGACCCATCTTTTCCGCCAACTCTTTCAGAAGGTGTGCAAGGATATCCGGAGTAAGCTCGTGCATGAGATCAACAATGATAACTGGAAGCGTGCAGGGAAGCCTTTGGATGCCCTCTCTATCTCCAATCTGTACAAGATCTTGAAGGTCTCGTCTATTGAGGGAAAGATGAAGCAGGCATTGGCTACTGGTAACTTCACTGTTCAGGGACTCGGTACATCAAACTCTACAGCACTTTCAAATGCTACAAAGTCTGGTGTGTCTCAGGTGTTGAATAGGATGTCATACTGTGCAACACTCTCTCACGTTCGTCGTATCCAGACACCTGTAGAAAAGTCTGGTAAGCTCTTGGCTCCTCGCAAACTTCATGGTACATCTTGGGGTTTCGTCTGTCCTGTGGAGACTCCAGAGGGTCACTCTGTAGGTATTGTGAAGACAATGAGTTTGATGACTACTGTCTCTGGTCATGTTCCCTCCTTTGTGGTGACAAAACTATTGAAGGAGATCAAGACAGTTCGTTGGGTTTCGAATATTACTTCTACAGGTGAGGTTGCCATTGTTGTGAACGGTGTTATCATCGCTCATACGGAGGATCCTATCAATGTTTACAAGACGTTGAAGGATGCCAAGACCAGCTGTAAGATCCATCCTCATATTTCTATTGCTTGGAATGTGATCGGAAAGACTATTATTGTAGAAACAGATGCGGGTCGTCTTGTGCGTCCTGTATTCAGAGTACGCGATGGTAAGCTCATGGATGGACCTGAAGACAAGAGCAACTGGAACAATTGGATTTCAACATGCGTGGAATACATTGATCCCTCTGAGTCTGATGTTGTGAAAGTCGCAATGATGCCTGAAGACATTACACCTCTTCATACACACTGTGAGATTCACCCTCAGATGATCTTGGGTCATATGGCTGCTACTATCCCTCTGTCCGATCACAATCAGTCACCCAGAAATACCTATCAATCTGCTATGGGCAAACAGGCGATGTCAATCTATGCTACAAACTATCAGAAGCGTCTCGATAAGAATGCATACATCATCTGTTCCCCTCAGCGTCCTCTTGTAGAGACCCGTATCACTCGTATTCTTGGAATGCCCAAGATGCCTTTCGGAGAGAATGCCATCGTAGCCATTGCATGCTATTCTGGCTACAATCAGGAGGACTCTGTGATCTTGAATCGTAATTCATTGAAGCGCGGTTTCATGCGTGGTCTGTACTATACGATGTACAAGGATGAGGAGCACAGAAATGTAGCTTCTGGTCGTGAAGAAAGGTTTGCACGTGCTCGTCAGGAGTCTACACGCGGATACAAGAACACATCTTATCATGCAATCCATGATAATGGTATTCCTCACAAGAATGCTATTCTTCAGGAGAATGATGTTGTTATCGGTAAGGTTGTGAATCTCCGAAATGATCCTCACGGGTATCTGTACAAGGATCTCTCCACTACACACAAGAGTGCAGAACCTTGCAGAGTCGATGGTATCTGGCAGGACAAGAACTCTGACGGATATCCTTTCGTCAAAGTGCGTGTATGTTCTGAGCGTTTCCCTACCATCGGAGATAAGTTCAGTTCTAGGCACGGGCAGAAGGGTACTGTTGGAATGATCTTGGATGAATGTGATATGCCATTCACCTCCAGTGGTCTTCGTCCGGATATCATTATGAATCCTCATGCTGTCCCATCACGTATGACTATCGCTCAGCTTTTGGAGACACTGTATGGACGTATTGGTACTCGAAAGGGCACTGTTGGAGATGGAACTCCTTATTCGCATCTAAAGATGGAAGAGCTCACAAAGCAGATGGAAGAGCTTGGACTTCATCCATATGGAAATGAGATTATGTACAATGGCATGACTGGAGAAATGATGGAAGTGGAGATCTTTATTGGTTCTACATTCTATCAGAGGTTGAAGCATATGGTGATCGATAAACAGCATTCCAGATCTCGTGGACCTATCGTATCTCTCACTCGTCAGCCATGTGAAGGAAGAGCGCGTGATGGAGGTCTTCGTGTAGGTGAGATGGAGCGCGATTGTATGTTGACTCATGGTGCTTCTATGTTTACGAAGGAACGTCTGATGGATGTTTCAGATCCATTCGAGACAGGTATCTGTAGGGGATGTGGATCTCTTGCAACAATGAATGATATCGATGGATTGTACGAATGTAAGTCATGTAATTCAAAGGTTGGGTTTGAAAGAAAGACTATTCCTTATGCAGTCAAGCTCTGGCTGCAGGAACTTGAGGCTATGCATATCTCTCCTCGTATGTTCTTGGGTAAAGAATGATAATCTGAATCGATATAAAACACATCATTAAATCCGATTGATTTTAATAAATCAGAAGCGTATCTAGCGCGTCGACCTCCATTACAATAGAGAATAAGCTTATCGCTTTTCTTGATCTGATTCTTTTTCAATGAATATTCATTGATATCAGGGATGGGAATGTGTTTTGCATCGTCGTAGTGACCCTCAGACCATTCAGCTTCTGAACGAACATCGATAATAGTTTTAATGGAACCTTTTTGAATAAGACGTCCAGCTCTTTTTGCACTAATATTCTGACTTCCGGAAGAGGAGTACCATTTCCCTACAGAATATAACGAATATGAATTCAAGGAACTATCGCTTCCTGATGAGCGTAAATAGCCATACATAATCTTTCTTATGAAAACGAATAGACATTTTAATGAACACACTTTATAACATACAATGTCTCTCGAAGTTGTTTGCGGTCCTATGTTTAGTGGCAAGTCGAGCCACATTTATTCGATTGTAAAAAGGTTTTCAGCAATCGGTATCAAGCCTTTGGTAGTGAAGCCATCTCTGGACAACAGATATTCAGATGAACCTGAAGTGGTAACGCATGACGGTGTAAAGATTGATTGTATGCTTACTTCACGTAATCTTATGAATATTCCATTTGAGGTTACAAACAATCACAGTCTGATTATCGTTGAGGAGGCTCAGTTCTTCAATGATCTTGTTCTGTTTGTGAAATGTATGGTAGAACGTGAAGGCAAGGACATGGTTGTTGTTGGACTCGATGGCGACTTCAACAGAAACCCGTTTGGACAGATCTTGGAGTGTATTCCTTTGGCAGACAAGGTTACAAAGTTGACTGCGATGTGTGTAGAATGTGCGGATGGAACACCAGCACTGTTCAGCTATAGAAAGACAGGAGGAAGTACTCAGATTCTTGTAGGAGGAGCGGATGCATATGAGCCGTATTGTAGAACGTGTTATCTGAATGCAATTACTGCCGAGTAATAGTTAGTTTTAGATGACCATCTCCACCATCACCCCCTTTTACAAGATTGAAATCTTGAAAAGTATTTGGAAGGGATGCCATACCACCACCACCTGCACCATATTGAGTTGCATTTTTTCCACTAAAACTGGTAACAGTAAAGCCTCCTTGAACGCCTCCACCATCTCCACCTCCTGGTCCGCCTCCACCACCAGCTCCAGAAATAAGAATATTGTTTACTTCAGTGAACAATAACCAATAAGTAGAAGATGATGTTATAATTGTTGAGATTCCACCAATTCCACCTCCACCTCCTCCTGCTCCTCCATTTGCATTTCCAGAATAATTTCCTATTGAATCTTGAGGGCTTGTATTACCAGGTTGTCCATTAAAACTAGTATTGATACTACTTATACCTCCAGCTCCTGGACTTGAAGTAAAAAAAGGAAACAACGGATTCGCACCAAAATTTCCTTGTCCACCTCCACCGTAACTACCATCTCCTCCCTCTGGTGAAACAATCGAGAATGAACCACCTGTACCTGAAGACAATACGGATCCTCCTTTTTTACCACCAGTAGAGGAAATTATGGTTCCTGAAATATTTAAGATTGTATTTCCACCATCTGTTGCAGTATTAACATTAGTAGCACCTAATCCTTTAGCACCAACTGTATACGAAATTTGAGTACAACCCCCAGAAAGTAAAGCACCACTAACCAAACCTGAACCACCTCCACCTCCACCGGTACCTCCACCACCACCGCCTATAAGTTCATATTGGATAATCCATTGACCTGCAGGTAATGTGTATGTTCCAGATCCAGGAGTGAATACTATTGTTTGAGAATCTTTGTTTCTGAAAAGTGTTGAAAAATTACCAAGAACAAAAGATACACCGTTAGCGCAAGGTAAGTATTCTATGGACTCGTCTGTATATTTTTCAACAACGTGACCAATATCGTAGAGATGAGAATGAGGAATACCACCGATAGGAAGCTGATCTTTTTCATCGAGAATTATGTAATGTTCAGTGATACCTTGTTGGCGTTTTCGGGTGATAACATCCGAAGCCGATGACAACTTCGTTTTCTTCATTATTACTAATCAACAATTTGGTGTCAGAATTATTTTTAGATGACCATCTCCACCATTACCACCTGTTATTGGAAAAAAATTACCCGCCCCTTCAAATGATATACCTCCACCACCACCTCCTGCACCATAATTGGATGCTGTTGTTGAACCTGTATATGTTTGACCCCCACCAGCACCTCCACCATTACCTCCACCACCACCACCTCCAAAAGAAGTGCCTCCTACTCCTGCTCCAATGCCTCCTCCAGCACCACCAGGACCAAATCCTCCACCTCCATTAAAGCCATTATTTATTGTTCCAAGACCTCCATTACCATTAAACCCACCACCTCCACCTCCATAAGCACCGTCCCCTCCCGTACCTCCACTAAATGTTCCTTCTGTACCAAAAAGTCCACCAACCGATGTTACAATTACACTACTATTAATTGAAAATGTTGAATTTGAACCACTTGTTGCAGGTACTGTAGGTGTATAATTATAAAATATTGGAAAAGTACTAGTACCAGTCTTTACACCACTTCCTCCAGTACCAGCAGCCCCTACAGTATAAGTGATGATATCTCCAACATTAACCGACACATTACCTGTTAATAATTCTGAACCTCCACCTCCACCTCCACCATTAGCATTATTTCCATTTTCTGAAACAATAGGAGAACCACCACCTCCCCCGCCTCCAATAATAGAATATGTTAATGTCCAACTGGATACTTCTGGTATATTTGGAACTATATACGTCCCTGAACCAGGAGTGAATTCGACTACAATATTTTTGTTACAAGGATGAACAGGTTGATCGTTGCGAGTTTGAAAAGGAACACAGTTTCTGCCTTCAATATTTGCACCCCAAGACCAATATTCTCGAGGATTAAAAGTATCTATAAGTTTTTTACCACTTGTAGGGAATGGAATAACGCATATAGGTATCTTCTGCTGAGGTGGCGGAAGAGTAGGATATGGTCTACTGGGTATCATTACAAATAAGAGGAAAAAAAGATTAAAATATCGAAGGAGTAGTCTTTACAATTATAATGGCAACATTATATTTCAGCTGAAAATCGCGCAGAGACTAAAAAGGATGTCGCCACGGATGCCTCGAAAAAAAATCTTCTTGATACTTATCATAACAACAAAATGGGCGGTGAAGCATTAAAATTGCTGCCAAGAGTGCTATAAAAGGTAGTGCTAGTCCGATGACATGTTAGGGCAACACCGTCAAATTGCAGGGAAGTCCTGTTAAGCTACAACTACCACCTCCACATTGAAAGATAGTGGGTGGAACCATAGGGAAACTTATGGGCATGGTAAAAACGTTGTAGATAGGGATAATCCGCAGCCAAGTCCTTAATCGTAAGATTCTGTGATGCAGTTCAGAGACTAGATGTCGGTGGGCGTGAGGGGTGACCCTCTCGCATAAGGTATAGTCCATCCGCTTCGAAAGGAGAGTCCAATAGAGGAAATTTACACTGATGTCATCCAGCGTAGATGGAGAGCTTTGGATAAGGTATTTAGAGGGTTTTCCCTCTATTTACCCGAGGATTAAATGGGTTTAATGCAACTCGTAAGCTATGGTGCACAGGATATTTATATCTCTGGCAACCCTCAGATCACCTTCTGGAAGGTGCTCTACAAGAGGCATACTAACTTCGCTATGGAGGCAATCGAAGTTACTTTCAACGGTCAGGCTGACTTCGGTCGCCGTGTAACCGCCGTTATCAGCAGAAATGCTGATCTGATGTACCGCACCTACATCCAGGTTACCCTTCCCCAGGTGTCCCTCACTGTTGGTGGAGATCGTTTCAGGTGGCTGAACTATGTGGGTCACAGGCTCATCAAGCAGGTTGAGATCGAGATCGGTGGATCCCGTATCGACCGCCAGTATGGTGACTGGATGCAGATCTGGACTCAGCTCACTCAGCCTGTCGGTACCCAGGTCTCTTTCGATGAGATGGTGGGTAACTCTGCTGACCTCGTGCTCCTGAAGTCTTCCGGCGGTATCGCTCTCGATGCCACCTGCGCTGCTTCTGAGCTCACCAACTCTTGTATGTCCCGCGCTGGAACCCCCATGAAGACTCTCTACATCCCTCTCCAGTTCTGGTATTGCCGCAACCCCGGTCTTGCCATCCCCCTGATCGCCCTCCAGTACCACGAGGTTCGCATCAACGTGGAGTTCGAGCAGAACTACAACTGCTGCTACGGAGACAACATCGCCGCTGCCACCGCCAATGGTTACCTCAACCAGGCTGGAACCATCCAGTCCCTCGGAAACGGTGTGAACGCCATCTCTCAGCTCCAGCTTGTTGCTGCTTCTCTCTACGTCGACTACGTCTACCTCGATACCGAAGAGCGCAGACGTTTCGCCCAGCAGTCCCACGAGTACCTGATCGATCAGGTCCAGTTCACTGGTGATGAGACCGTCACTGCCTCCTCCAACAAGATCCAGATGAACTTCAACCACCCCGTGAAGGAACTCATCTGGGTTGTCCAGCGCGACTCCTTCGTCGACTGCAACTCTCCCCCTACTCCTTGGATCTCTGAAGCCGCTGGACAGCAGCCCTTCAACTACTCCGATGACTGGTCCACTGAGGGTATCGTCACCAACGTGCTTGGAAACGGTGCTCTTGCCACCAACGGAAACGGCTCTATCCCCTACTCTCAGGTCGGTGCTGGTGCCGGTGCTGGCTCTCCTACTTTCACTGGATCTATCTCTACTCCTGGCGGTTTTGGTGGAGGTGGTCTTGGATTCGCTTCTGGCGCTGGTCTCTCCACTGGATCTGGTATCTACACCAACCAGTCTGACTTCGCTGATGATGACCGTATCTTCGAGGGTACCACCAACTACCTCCTTGCCAAGGTCATCCTTGCCTCCGGTGTTAAGTGCGAGGGCAAGAACCCCGTTGAGGTCGCCAAGATCCAGCTCAACGGTCAGGACCGCTTCTCTGAGCGCGAGGGACCCTACTTCGACCGTGTGCAGCCTTACCAGCACCACACTCGTACCCCTTCCGTGGGTATCAACGTGTACTCCTTCGCTCTTAAGCCCGAGGAGCACCAGCCCAGCGGTACTTGCAACTTCTCTCGTATCGACAAGGCTACCCTCAACCTTACCCTCTCCGTCAACACTGTCAAGAACCAGAACACTGCCAAGGTCAGGATCTACGCTGTTAACTACAACGTGCTCCGCGTGATGTCCGGCATGGGTGGCCTTGCCTACTCAAATTAATATTTGATATACCACCCATATATCTTATATTTTTATTTGTGTACTAATTTTTAAAAATTAAAACGGATTTTAAGATCAAATAATTAAAAAGCAAATAAAAACTTGAAATCCAATACAACGCATAAAAATATGATTTGTATTGAAGGTGAACAAAGTAAAGGGATTGGTGGAAGAAAGCCTATTCCAGTTGAATATAAACATGTGACATATAACGAAAAAGCTTATATTGTTGGAACAATCGCATACAATTCTTCTCCACTTAAATTTCTTATTGATGAAGATGATTATGAGAAAGTCAAAACAAGACAATGGCATGCAGTTACATCTGGGAAATATATAGGTTCTACGTTAACACTT